ACCATCAGCGTCCTTGGCCTTGTCCAAGCCGACCTCGGCGGTTGCAGTGGCACCCACCATTGCAAGTGCCATAGCCTCTGTGTCAATGCCGTTGGCAGGGATTTGCTGACCAAACAACGTGAGGAAGCGCTTCAACATCAGACCCTTGAACATCGCCTTATTCGGCTCATCACCTTCTTTGGGCAACGAGATGAAATGGGAAATGTTCGGCGCGTCGTCATGCCCTTCGATACCAATGCTGACACGAAACTGCGGATTACCTTTTTGAGATTGTTGCACCTCGCAGTTCGTGATCTGCAAGTTGTAGCGCCCAACCGGGACAGGCTTGGGTTCTTGGATGTCACCGAGATTAATAGGAATCAAAGCCATTGCAAAGTACTCCTTTAGGTTAGGGCCTTTCGGCCAGGACTTCCGCCACGCTTGTTAGGCGAGGTTGTGGAAGATGGTAGAGATACTCCGCCAAGTTAGGTAGAGTATCCAGAAGAGCACAAACCACAACAGGGCACGAGCCATTACCGGTCATGGTTTGATTGCGTCGTATGCGCGTACTGCGTAGATGTGATACTCGTCACCCCATCTATAAAGGTAACCACCGTAGATAACTCCGGGAGCTTCTTCACGCTTGAGCGTGTACCAAACGTTTGCTCCTCCGTATGGGCCAACACCTAACCAGCCCCACTGAAAGCCCTCGTAGCCAATGATAGTAAATCCTGCCTGCTTCCATACAGCCGGAGCGTGTGCTTTTACGTCGTCCAAATTGGCGTAGCTGCATCCAGTAAGTAAGGCGCAGGCAATAAGTAATTTTTTCATGTGTTGTCCTTTGCTAACATAAGTTGCTTCTTTTCCCACGTTAGAATCCCACCAAGCCCTTGCCCTTCCACCTGTTGGGCAAAATCAATAGTTATGTTCTCGTATGGCTCGAGCCCCTTGATGGAAGTACGGATAGTTTTCATCATTGTATCTGGGACAGTTTGCATACGGTAGGAGGGCTTGCCCTTTTCGTCGAGCACCACGTCGAGAGCAAAGATATCAGAGAATAGCAGGGGGATCTTGTTGACAAGTCGCCCTGTCATCATCGGCCGTGTTTGGATCTTCTTGGTAACTTGATCCTGCTTGGTCTCGAGGTGCCCAGTCATATAGGCTTGGATACCCATACTCGTGAGTTGACGGCAGATATTGGTGAACGTGAGCATCTGCGGCCCATAGTCATCTTGATTAGGCCACTGGCCAAACCTACCATTGATAGTGAGCACTCTATCCATTATCATATCGAGGAGAGTGGTAGCACTATCAAAGCCTACCCAATCGTAGTCAGCGAAGAACCCACCTGCCATCTTCTCGTTGTAGTCCTTTTCCCAGCGCAAATAGAGATCGGACTTGGTGACAGTGGATGTATCACCTTTGGCTATTCGCTGCTCACCGCTAGTCTTGAGTGACTTGACGGCAAGACTTAATTGATCCGGGAGGAACTCCTCATAGTCCACGTCATACCCTCGCAGGGAAAGGATGGCATTGGGATCAAAGAGGTATACGAACTTCTTCCCCGGGAGTGTGAGGATCTGCGTGGTCTTGCCGCTGCCAGTATCTCCCAGCATGAGAATCTTGTGGAAGGCTGTGGTGTGTGCATCACGGGCGTTGGCCACGTTCACTCCTGATTAGTGAGGGCTGGTTGTGTGGCGGCCTCAATCACTGCGGCCTTGAGGTTGTTAGATGCTTCTTGTGCTTGCTCGACCAAGCGGTCAGCGCACACAGCGAGGATGCGCTGCATAGCAGGTTCGTCAAGGGTTATTTCAACTGAACCAGCATTACCCTTGAATTTGATCTGACCAGATACTGTACCCTGATACGTGCGATACATCGAAAGCGATTCGAGTTCCATTATATTACCTCATTGAGAGTTGTTAGCGCTTTGTTAATGCGCTCTTGTATCAGGGAAAGGCCCTGTGCCTCTGCTGGACTTAAGTCTACTGTATAGTTTAGCAGCTCTGCTGTGCGCTCCTCCAGAGTTTTGAGTAATCGTATAGCATATCCCAAGTGAAAGCGAACATCAGCGAGTTCTCTCATACAGGATCCTTAATAAGCTTATCTAAACCAAGTACGTCAAACGGTTGCCAGAATTCCTCAATATACCCTGGGGGAGGGCCTCCCAGCTTTGATGGGTCGCTAACCGTTCGGCAGATATCGAGGTACGGACACCGGCCAAACTTCCCGTAGCAACTCCCTTCGTTCTTGGGGAACGTGCCCTGTGGGAGTGCCCCGGTGAGATTATATGTAGCGTTATCTCGTTCTACCCGACTTACCCATTCGAGAGTATCGGCCAACCACTCCTCGAGCATATCGTGCTTGTGGGCAACGGGAACAAAGCGGAATGCATTGTGCACTGTTTTGTGCACGAGTGCACTGTCTACCCACACTCCGTCGAGACCAGCGAAGAATAAACTACCTCCAAACTGGTAACCTTTCACTTGGCTGTCACTGTACCAGCCCTCGATATAGTCCCCTTTGAAGCCACCGTCTTTCTTGTATTCGGTTGTAGTCTTGTGCTCGATCACCAGCTTTTGGCTACCGTAGTTCACTACCTTATCCAACCGGCCGACGTACCACACATCAGTGGTGCGTGGCAAGGGCACGGCAAAGGGTTGCTCGCAGGCAATTAGTTCAGCTTCTCGTAGAACCGGCCAGCGAGCCTCAATGTAGTTATGGTACATCTCATGCGCGGTTGGAGGAACGCGAGGAGACCAGTTATCCAACTGTTGCACGTCGAGTTCACTTGGGAGGCCTTGCTCCTCCCACGTTTCGAGGAACTTGGCCTGTGCACTGTCGGCGAGGGTACGATGGTCAAGCTTGTTAGCAAACTGCCAAACCACGTCCATACCAGCGTGCCAGCTTAGTCCAAAGATCAGGGGCATTGCAGTACCCTCGCCCCGCCATCCGAGCACGTGACGAATAAAGTACTTGCGCGGACAGTCCTTGTAGGAACTCAGCATAGTATTATCAAAAAAAACTGAGTTTTTATTTAACGATTCCAAGCTGCCTTCATGTTTGCTAATTTCCACTTGTTAGTCCTTTGAAGTAAAGTTCGCGGGAGACGTATCCATCACCTTTGTGGATGAGTAGATTGAGGCGCTGGTGCTTAGCAGCAAAGATCGCACAGGCAACGCAGCACAGGGATGCGAGTGATGTAATGAGGATGTAGTCCTCTTCTTGACTATCGTGCATAGCTTCGCTTAGCTCACGGTACATTTGGGCGGTGTCGAAGCGACCAAGAGAACCATCAGTGCAGTAGATGAGTTCTCCAAAGTGCTTAGCCTCAGTATAATCGTGAGGCCCGCGATTGACTATGTATACGAGTGGCACATTAGTCCTTGGTAGTTTCCTGCTGTTGGTGAGGGGCGGGCTGTGTTGTAGCTACACTCTCGGGATGATCCTGACGCGCGGTTTGCAAGTGTCCGCTTTTATCAGGTTGACCGACCGAGTTTTCGGCCACAGCCGCCCCTCGTTGATCTTGTGCCGCGCTCCCCTGCGGCTCGTCCTTCGCCTCGGCGGCGAGTGCTGGAATCTTAGCGTACCAATTAGGCTGGTACATCCAATGGGAAGGTTCTTCAACGTAGCCATTGGCTGAAGCCCAAAACCAGTACACGTCAGGCTGTTCCCAACTCTCTCGCTCTGATTCCCAAGCACCATCATAGTCAATTGATTGCAGCGTTCCATCATCGTTAAATCTGGCTAACAAGAGAGGGCGTTTGTTATTTCTTGGTGCTGTTTCTATAGGCTTCCACTGATACGGGTCAGGCTCCTTCCCCTCGGCGGTTAAGTTGCGCTGACTCGCATACCAACATGCAGCCATGTCTCCACGATCAAAAGTTGTTTTCATCGTGTAAGTGCCTAGCCAAGCATGGAACATGCTACCTCTCTCTGGACATTTGGCGCAGGAATCAACAGTGCAAGGCTTTCCTGTAAGACAACAATTACTCATCGCAAATCTCCGCCGCCTTCAGCAACCCCTGTCGGAAGTCGGGGGTCATGACGTAAGCTGTCCCATAATCCACTCGCGGAATTCCTCTATCGTCGGTCCGCCGTGAAGCGGACAGCGCGCAATCTCAGCAGACTTCCAGTGATCGTCCGAGTCGCGCATGTGCTTTTCAGGGCCATAAGCAGGGGCGTTGCACAGTCCAGCGGGATTACCGTATCCCCACCACATCGCTTTGCGACAACGCATTTCAGTGGTCATTTCAGATAATCCTTTTCCATGTCAGGGTACTCGCGCCGGTACTCAAACGCGACGTTGTAGCAGTGTGCCCTGTATCCGCTGAGGCGCGTCTGCACCTGAGCGGCATCAAGGCAAATATCGAGTTCGTGCGGACCGCTCGCCATCGGCTGCCCGCTGAACATGAAAACGAGAATCCAGATTTTCATAGCTCTTAGAATTCTGCCGTTCCAGTAGACCCACCATGCCTCTCTGTAATCTCTCGCGCCATCTTAACCGCCTTTTCTACACTCCACGAGGCAATAGGCTTGCTGGTTTCTTCAGCAACGAACGTACCGGGACTCAGAAAATGCACGAAATGTTTTTTCATACTACCCTCCCATCAAAATCCTGTTTCGCAGCTTCGGTAGAAGCTACTCGACGTTCTTCCATATACCGCTTGAACTTCTTGGACTTCCCCGAGTAGCTTTTCCAGCATTCAGGGTCAAGCTCCACCTTGCGCTTACGCACATACTCCTGCCTAAGCTCATCGGCTGGGTGACATTCAAACTCATCACTGTCGAAAGTGTCGCTCATTTCCTCACCTTCCCTTTTTCCGCTTCGCCGCAGCGAGGATGCGCTTCTCGGTGGGGGGGTCATATGCGTTTATCCGTGAATTCAGTACGAACTGCGCCATACATCTTTGGCATACGCTGTACCAGCAATTTCACTTTACCCATCTTAAAAAGCGTATGCATGGATTCGAGTGAAGCATGGCGCCCACACAGTTCTTTGTCGCCAACGCGGAAGTGCCGCCGATTCCTGCAACGCCCCTTGAGCTTCAGGCCGTAGCTGTCAAACACATATGCCTCGCATCGTTCGTCCATGTTAGTGACGTTCTTTTGTGGCATCACTCGATGCGCTCTCGAAGGGCGTCAGCTAGCAGCGTGAGACCGATGTGTTGCTTGCTTTCTCCGACGCGAAAGCGCGGCTCTTTCAATGCTGAATAATAGTCCGCAGCCTCTTTATATGTGCCGCGTAAGCCAGTGCCAGCTTTGTAGAACCTACGCAGCAGCTTCGAGCCGGACGGATTGATGGTTTTGCTCATGCGCCCTCCTTCATCGCGGCGTCGATGGCGGCACGCAGCGTCAGACCGAAATACTCACATACTGGGCCACGCATCTTATCTACATCAACCAACCACTTATCGCTCGGCCCCCCATGATTTCCCGGCGGGCAGATAGTGATGTCAGTGTCGTCGCCCTGTTTTGTCATCCAATCCAACCGCGCCGCATCCTGCTCCAGTTCCGCCACGAGCCGCTCGGCGGCTTCGGCGCGCTCGTTCAGCGCCGCTATGCACGGCATCAAGTCGCCAGTAATCACGTTCCAGTATTGATCGCGCTCACCACGCAACGTCTCGATCTCCTGCGCGGCTGCGGTGAGGGCGACGGCAGCATCCCATCGTTGACGATCAACCCCCTCGCAATGGTTTTCCCATAGCTGATATGTTGGCCTATCTCCGCGAGTGGTCCGCTCCCAAGGAATCGGCTCACGCAACCGCTCCGCCAACGCCCTGAGTTCGTCCGGTGTCATTCTCCCATCCTCGCACGTTGGCGTGCTTCATACCGGTCGGATTCGTATTCTTCTTGGAGTTTGGTTTCGGCGTGTTGCAGCGCCGGACAATCTTCGGGCGAGTCGTCGCCTTCGATTACGCTGCACTCCGCTGCAACGTCTTCGGTGGCAACGCTATAGTGAGGGCAGCTCGAACAGCGTGGCCCTTCAAAATAGCTTTCGACCCAATT